TTGCTAATAGTCAACAGGCTTCTGGTGGTGTATCCCAAGTAACTGTACCAGTTCAAGGCGCTCAATTCGTTAACGCACAATGGTCTGACTACTCTGGTAGCTTTACGCAACCAGCCGTTCAGCAAGGTGCATTTAACGCTGAGTTCAACCTCAAGCTGATGATTGCTCCAGTACCGTTCCTCGGTATGGAAGGTGCTGTACAGCAAGACTATGCCATTATTCCATTGATTGAAGCTCGTATGAACGATGCAACCAATGTAATGATGGATGCAATGGCTACTGCGTTGTACAACAACTACACCAATACTCAGCAGTTTATTGGTTTGCCAGGCGCAATTGACGATGGTACAAACCTTGCAACTTACGGTAACATTAACCGTTCTACCTACACATGGTGGAAGTCTAAGGTTTATGCTGCTGGCGGTGTAAACCCAACTCGTCAAAATATCCTTCAGTACATTTCTGGAACTGTGAAGAACGGTGCAGAAGTGCCTACTTTTGGTGTTTGCGGATTCGGTACTTGGACACTTTTAGCTCAAGATTATGTAGGTCAAGAGCAATATGTGATTACCCCAGGTAGCGGATTTGATGGCGATGCTAACGGTCCTCAAGCTGCATTTAGAGCTTTGATGGTCGCTGGTGTACCTATTTATCCAGATCCTTATTGCCCAGAGGGTACTGTCTATTTCATTAACTCGAACTACTTGAGCTTGTACATCCATGACCAAGGTAGCTTCGTGTTTACTGGATTTGAAAGCACTCTACCAAACTGGCAGATTGGTTATGTTGGCGCTGTCTTGATGATTGCTGAATTAGTAAGCACCAAGCCTAAGTCAATGACCAGAGTTTCTGGCTACAACTCTATTAGTCTATAAGGAGAACTAGTCATGGCACTCGGCTTAAATAAAATCCTGATTTCAGGTAGCAACGCTAATACACCTGGTGCGTATTGGCAGCTTACAAGCATCAGCGCAACAACCGCTGGTAATGTCGTACCCGCTGGAACTTACATTGCATTTGCAACCGCCAATGTGATTATCCAAGCAGTATCGGCATTTAACACAACCACAAGTACCGCAACATGGGGTAATGTGGGTGCAATCAATGTCGGTGGCGTTGTGATCTCTGATGGTGTGAATGTCCGTATGTTGGCAACTACAAACGCTACTGTAACGCTTGCAGAGGTTAACGGTGGTTTAGCTGCTTCTGGCACTTACAACACCTAAGGAGATCAGAAATGGCTAACTCGAATCGTGTTGGTGCGCTATACCTAGATAGTTTTGGATATGGCGTACTTGGAAAATTAACTGCTCAGTCCTTAGCAACAACGGGTACTGCTCAAATTAAGATTCCATTGTTGTCAGGCGGGTTAACCAACAGCGGAGCAGTTGCAAACTCTGGTGGGGTTATTGTTCGGCAAGTCACCGTTCAAAATCCTACTGGATCTATTGCTAGTGCAAATATTGGTATCACCATTTCAAGCACAGGAGATATGACTTCAAGCAATGTGGTCGTTGCTAATGTGGTTTTATCGTCTGTTAGCGCTGGTGGTAAATACCAAGATTTGACGGTTGCTTATCCAGCAAATACGGAGATTTCTGGAAACCAAACACAAGCACTTTATGTAAATGTGAATACGGCTTCTGGTAATGCAAACACCGTAGATATTGTTGTTTATGGACAAGTAGTGAGCTTCTAATGATCTATGTAACCAATCACACCCAAGAACCCCTTAAAGATGGCTTTGGTGGTGTCTTTTATGACTTTCTTCCAGGTAAAACAGTTGAAGTACCTGAAGATGTTGCAAAACACATATTTGGTTACAACGATCCTAATAAAGCGCCTTACTTGGCAAGGTTAGGTTGGGTAAAAAGTACCAGCGAAATGCAAGTCGGTTTAGACCGTTTAGCGCAATGGGATTTATCCACAGAACCGCCTAAAAAGAACCAATCGTTATCCCCGTTGGTAGAACGAGTACCTCTCCCTTCCCAAAAGAAGGGCGGGGGAAAAGTCTTATCGGTGGCAGCATGATATATGGGAAATAATAAGTGGCTACATTATCAACCTACATTACCGAGGTTCGTAGGTTACTGCACGATGCTAACGGGAATTTTTATAGCGACAGTCAGTTAACCGACTACATTAATTCTGCTCGTGAGCGCACAGTCAGAGATACTGGATGCTTGCGTGAGATAGTTGTTACCCAAACGCCTTGCATGGTCGCACCTGGCGCAACCATTGGTGGCGCAAATCCAGCGTATCCTAGCGTATGGGCAGCAAACACCGCATACACCGCTGGTCAATTTATTTTTAGTAACATTTTTATTTATCAAGTTACTACTTCGGGTACGACTAGCGATACCCCACCACCGTATCCACAGGCTTCGTATAACAATTACAACAACTATCCACCATCAACCCAGTTCTTAAACGGCACTTGCGGACTAACTTATGTGGGTAACTGTGAGAATATTAGCTATGCAGCCCTAACTTACTTGGTAGGATCAAGTCCTTTATCGCCTTCTACGGGTACTACGGTATTAGATGTTCTCAATATCAACCTGTATTGGGGTAATACTCGTGTGCCAATGGACTATTTATCCTGGTCAGACTTCAATACTCGTCTGCGTTTTTGGCAAAACTACATTGGCAGACCACTCGCTTTTAGCATTTACGGGCAACAACAAATCTTTTTAGGTCCAGTACCCGATGAAATTTACCAATTAGAAATCGATTGCGTGGTATTACCGTTGCCATTAAGCACGAATACACCCAATGCAACGGATGTCATTAACGATCCGTACACCTCTGCGGTCAAATTTTATGCTGCTTACCTAGCCAAGTTTTATGAACAAAGCTATGGCGAATCAGAAATTTACAAACAAGAGTACGCTAAACAAGCAAATTCTATCCTTAACAGCGTATTTACCCGTAGGATTCCAAGCCCATATAGTTCAGGATTCTAAACATGGCTGCTGCGGAACAGAAAAAGTCCTACCAGGTAATTAAGCAGTTTAAAGGGCTAAACACCAAAGCCAACCGTACAGCCATTGGGGAAGATGAGTTTAGCTGGATTGAAAACGCTCAGCCCATTGGTTATGGCAATGTTAAGATTTTGCCTAATCGGGATGAAGCCAAAACTTCTAGCAATGTAGCCGTTGTTTTTGCCAATACTGTCAGCTATTTATCATCCATCAACATTGGCGTTAAAGATTATGTTGTGGCATTTGAGGAAAATGGCGCAGCGCAATATTTTGACATTACTGCGGATGTGTCAGGAAACATCGCTTCAGCGGGTACTTTCTCTAGCTCTGGGGTTAATGTTACCCAATGGAATAATGAAAGGATGCTCATTCTTGACCCCAGTAAAGGGTATTCCACTTGGGATGGTAATAATGTTGTAACTATCGGATCAGTCGGATTGATAGGAATTACCAATGGTGGAACTGGCTATACTTCTGCGCCAAGCGTAGTAATTAGCGGTCCAGATCAAGTAGGCGGGGTACAAGCCAATGCCACAGCGACTATTGCTGCGGGTGCAGTCACAGCCGTAACGCTTTCCAATGCGGGTACGGGTTACACCAATGCAGCTAATTTAACCATTACTTTTAGCGGTGGAGCTGGATCTGGTGCAACTGCTATTGGAGAACTTTTGTCCTTTAAAACAGGAACTTTAAATTTGGTGGTAGTTAATGGTGGTTCTGGCTACACCAATGCAGCAAACACGATTATTACCATTTCTGGTGGGGGTGGCACAGGAGCAACGGCAACCCCTATTGTGGCTGGAAATGTGGTCACCCAAGTCATTATGACCAATACGGGTAGCAACTACACCAATGTAGCCAATGTGACAGCTACGGTATCGGGTGGGGGTGGTAATGGAGCAGTTTTAAAGGCAATCGTCAATAGCGATCAAAATGTGGGCATAGCGACCTTTTCTGGGCGTGTATGGATTGCTGCGGGTAGAACAGTATCTTATAGCGCTGCGGGGTCATATAGCGACTTTACAACGGTTTCTGCGG